GGCCGCCTCATAAGGACGTTACCTGTCCGCTGCTTTCCAGCGCCAGCGTGTAGGACCGCTCCCCATTGAAATCGCCGGCATAATCGAGCCGTGCGACCAGAAATTTTCCGCGCAGCTGCTCCCCACCTTCAAAGCTTAACTCATAATCATCCAACTGCCCCGAAAGCGCGTTGTTTTTGATCCGCGTCTCAGCAGACGACCCTGTAAAAACGCCTGCCCCTGACACCGACACCGACCGCACACCCGCGCCCGACAACAGCTCACGCCACGCGCCGCTGCCCTTATGGGTGATGACCACCGGATCGCCATTGATCGACAATTGCGTGGTGCGCAGGCCAGCGACCGTTGCGTACACTGGCGGCGTTGCGCCATTGCCAACCTTCAACAGGAAGGCGCTTCCTTTTTCTACTGGCATATGCCCTTATCCTTTCAAGAATGTCCGCGCATCGGCGGAGAAATTATGTGATTTAGACGGCAAGCAATCGGACGCGGTGCTCGACCAGCCCGGCCCATGGCCCCGCCGGATCGCGCAGTATAATCGACCGCAGGAAGACAAAGCTCGCGATCCGCCAGCCAGGCAAATCACGTGGGATCGCCACTAAGGCATCGTCAACATGGCCCATAAGGTCCGCCAGCCGCGACGCGGCCTCGCCATCATCCCACACCGTAAACGCCAGCCGGATTTCACGCCCCTGCTGCGTTTTCGTCCCCCAATCGGTCACCAACCCGTCGGTGACCGCGACATAAGGAAAGTCGGCACGGGGCGGCGGGCCGTCATAAATGCCCTTCAGTTGCGCGGCCAACACCGGGTGTGCCGATAGCGCCGCCACGGCAGCGGCTTGCAAGGCTTGCACTGCATCGCTCATGGTCCGAAATTCCTTAATTGCGCGTCGTCCAGCATCCGGCGGCGCAGGTTTTTGGCCACTAAAGTTACGCCTTCGTCACTACGTTCGGCGTGCACGTCTTGCGGCAAGTCAGTTGCCATCAATCGGTCGCTGATCCGCTGCACGCGCGCTGCTCCCAAGACGTCGGCTTTGGCCGTCAGACGGTCGGCGTTCATCGCACTTCTTCGCAGGTCAGGTGCATTTGACCGGGCGTCTGCGGGTCACTTAAGGCCCCGCGCACCGCCAGATATTTGCCCCGCCATGTCAGCCTTGTACTTAGGCCAAGCCCTTCGCGTTTGCGCAACGTCACCCGCCAACGCGGCAGTGCCGACAAGGCATCGCCGCGCGTCAGATCGGCGGGCATTAACGGTGAAACCGCCGCCCATGCCTGCCCATCATAGCTGTAATTGCCTACTGCGCCTGCGCGGCTGTCGCGTGTGCTCAGGCGCGTTTCAATCACGACACGTTCGCGCAATGTGCCTGCAAATTCCCCGCTCATGGCAATTGTATCCGGCGGAATGGGAGCAACAACGCCATTGCAGCGGCAGGTGGGCCAGCATCATCGCTCGCATCGCGGTTGTTGTAAAAATATGCCGTCAACCGCAGCAAGCCAAGCCGAAGTGACTCCGGTAGACTGACCCAATTGGCTGATAGGCCAGCGATAAGCGATACCTCCGCACGTCCCGCAATGCCGGGCTGTAGCACCCGGAAATAGGCTTCTCCGCGTGAGCTGATCTTTGCCTCCCACGCCGATGCAGCCATGGGAAAGCTTGCGCCCTCTGCCGGAATGCCCGTTACGCCCTCGATTGACTGCACAGGCATGGCTTGCAGTATTTGCCAGCCCGACCCTGTCGTGACCATATCCTTTGCACCACGACGGATCAGTATCTGCCGCGTGAACTGCTCGGCATGTTCAACGGCGGCGACGGCGCAGGCGGCCAGCACATTGTCATCGGTGCCCGCATCGACACGCACATAGGCCCGAACCTCGGCCAGCATGACGCTGTCGAGGCCGAGCGGATCAAGGCTCAACATCTGATATTCCTTTGAAATTGGGGACGCACGCAACCGGGGTTGCGCTATTTTTAGCCATATCGGCTTTTGACATGTGTTATTTTAACCAAAAACGGCCTCTGCCCATCAACGCAGCGGGCAGAGGCCAAAATGTTTACGTCAATGAAAAGCGCATCAATTTGATCGCCGCCGAATTGATTAGCGCGCCACCAATGCGCTTCGTGGCGTAGAAATGGACATAAGGCTTGTTCGAATAGGGATCGCGCAAGATATTGGTCTCGCTCCGTTCGGCAATCAAATAGCCCGCCTTGAAATTGCCAAAGGCAATCGACAGGCTGTTTGCCGATATGTCGGGCATGTCTTCAGCTTCAACGACCGGATAGCCCATCAACGTATCCGGCTGTCCTGCGGCGAGCGCAGGTTGCCACAGAAACGCACCATCCGCCGTTTTGAACCGGCGAATAATCGACAGGGTGGATGCATTCATGACCCAGCTTGCTCCCTGACGATAAGGCGCGCGCACAGCGTGTACCAGCTCCACCAACTTGTCTTGCGGATTGGTCGCGGCAAAGCCGCCCGCCACGCCCGTCGGCACATATTGCAACGTGCCAAAGGGCCGCGTCGCATCGCTTGTCGTCGCAACCGGCCCGGTCAGAAATCCGCGCGGGCGGTTGGTGCCATTGCCATTGATGAATGCCGCGCCTTCGGCCTTGCCAAATTCGGTTGCAATTTCATCCGCTAGCCAGGCCTCCACATCAAATGCGGCATCATCCAACATGGCCTGCGTCGCCGCCGGATTGGCGTACAGGTCGCCAAAGCTGGGGACGATTTCGTTGAATGTCGGCGTCGCCGTTTCCGGACGCGCCGCCGTTTCTGCGGCCCAGCCCGATGTCACGCCATTTTGCGTCACCAGCTTGCGATAGCCAGCCGACCCCACGCGCACCACGCTCGAAATCGCGCGAATGGGCGAGATTGATTTCAAGACGCTGTCAATAACTTCGTCAATTTCGCGCGGCAAGGCAAAGCCGCCATCGGCAGGCGTTACGCCCGTGAAGCTTTTCAACTCCACCTCCGACCCGCGCCGCAAATAGCCATCGACAAAGGCCGACCGCGCCGGGTCAGCGACCTTGCCGCCCGACAAAACGGGCCGCGTCACCGCCACCGCCGGCACCGCCCCGTCAAAGACGGCGTCCAGATTGTCTGCTTTAATTTCATAATCCATGTCATTCTCCTTGCGGGCAAAAAAAAGGCCGCCCTGATGGACGGCCGGTTCAAAAAACTGTGCTTGCGGTTACATATATTCGGCAGGACATTGCATCTGTTTACCTTCGAATTCAAAATTTTCGGGAAGGCGACACCTACCAAGCTGAGCAGCATTCAGCTTTAACGCGCGGTGCGCGATGCTGCGAATTTGCTGCCCATGAGGTCGGTTAGGTGGCGACACAGCCACAATAACTTTGCCTGGAATTTTGGTTTTAATCAGTTGGAGTGGCGGCACCAAATCGGTATCTGCACTAATCAAGTAACAGGTATCGAATTGATCCTCAAACGCGTCTGCCACCATGTGGATCGCAATGTTTACGTCTGTTTCCTTTTCTTCTGGATGTTTCCAGCTAGAGCCACATGCGCGGCAACGACGCGGCTGCCCCTTGAATCGACCCAATATGCAGGACACGCCTTCAGATTTGAGCGCTGAAAGATATGCCTCGTGCCGTTTGACAGAATCCAGACCTCGTGTGTGTGCAAGGGCGGAAAAATACTTGATCAAGATGACTTCTTCATCTTGTTTGGGGATGAGTAAATGGGCCAAGCCGTGCAGCGAAAGCCACTTTAGCCTGTCGTCCTTTAGGTCTTTTATCGAGTGGTATAAGTTAAACCCATCAACGTAAAAGGCAGCTCGTTTCTTGATCATTCCAACATGATTACATTGCGTTAAGCAATGGGCAAGAAAAAACCCACGGGCCGAAACCCGTGGGGGCCAACGGCGCACCGTTGGTGTGGATTTCACCCAAATACGCTGTCTCTCTATACAATTCAACAACTTTAGTTCTCAACCGCCAGCACGCGGGCGAGCGGTTGCATGGGGGTGGCAACGACGCTGACTTCGATAAGGTCGAGGTCAGTGAGCTCCCGATATTCCTGTTGCTGCATCGCGCGCACGCGGTAGCCGAAGGATAGGCCGCTGCCCGCCTGCACGACGGCGCTGTCATCATCGAGTTGCGCGATCACCCGCAAACCGCGTGCATCCTCGCTTAAGCTTTCGACAAAGCCGATGCGGCGGCGTTGGTCATGCTGCCACAATAAGGGCAAACCCGCCTTTGCCGCGCGCGCAAACGCGCCTTTACGCACAATATCGCCGCCCTTGTCCGGCGCGTCGAAGATCGCGGCATAGCCCGCCAGCCTCATTGGCTGACCAGTCCGGGCAGGCCCAATTTGAACGCAATGCCGATCAGCAACAACGCCAACACCATCCGCACGACCCAGCCAATCGCCGCCTTGCGCGCCGAGCGTTTGGCGTCGCGCCAGGCGGACAACAGCTCGCGCAATTCGCCCATATCCTTGGCGGCGCTGGCATCGTCCAGCCCCAGCCCGGCCAGCGCACGACGCGCACCAGTTTCGGAGGCCTGCTCCAGCAGACCTTGCAGTTCTTTATCAACCATTGATGTTTCCTATGTGTAAATCGGACCCAAACAGGCTCTATCCGCCGTTAAGGGTCGCGCGATCTGCGCAGCTTCATGCATGGTGCAGACGGCAAGCGGCGGTTATCGTGTCTTTTGGAAATGCAACGACCGTTAGGTCGCGGGATTTGCATCACCCGACAGGTCGTCTTCGGTTATTTCATGCCAATCGCCATCATACATCGGCGGGTAGATCACGGGCTTGTCGCCATAGCGTGCACGAAGAGCGTCCTGCCGATAGTCCAGCGAGTCCCATTCATCCTCGAGATCATCCGTGTACAAAAACTCGGCATCGAACCTGCCGTCCTTGATATCGTAAAGCAACATCGACCATTTCTTATCAGGCGGCGCGGCGTCCCATAATTCCAATATGGTATCATGTGTTTCGTTGCCAAATTCACGATATATGACTTGTTCGGGCAGATTCTCGAAAATTGCGCCGCCGGTCATTTGATCCGCAGCTTCGATGAATACAAAAACATCGTCGGGAACTTTACCCAGAAAATTTGCTACTTGCTGCCCAATTTGATTAAGCAGTTTACCCATTTCTTCGCTTGCCATGCCAAATCTCCTATTTGTCGTTGGGTAAACGTTCGATTTTACCCACTGGAAATG